CAAAGTCTTTCCAAGCAGAATCTAAAATATCTACATTGGTATTTTTATAAGTTTTATATCTATACCAAATTGAACCCATTTTTAATACCCAAGCGTATGGCATTTTGTGAATAGCCCCAAATTTTTTGAAACAAGACGCAATATAATCTAAATCGCTTGAGCTGTCATTACTCTTATATTTTTCTTTTAGAGACGCTAAAGGTAATGAGTTGACAAATAAGTAAGCTGCTTGAGTATATGGATATGGGTCACTCTTTCTCCAATTATAAACTCCATTTTGAATTGCGTTAATAAAATATGGTGTATTCAACATTGATGTTGTTGTTTCAACCGATATGTTTTTACTTGGAGATATATAGTTCACATAACTTTCTGTTGGTACAAAGAACGTTGGGTCTTTTCTTATTGCATAAAATCCGTTTAAACCAATAGATGTTATTTGGTTTGTTGGGTTAGACACTTTTAAGTATGAAAAATTTGTTACTGGTCTATTTTTTGTGTAATCATAAACACTATTAAAATTAGAAATAACATCTCTATCTTCAAATACTGTCAATACTTTATTTACGTTGTATACAGAATTTTTACTATTGGATACACTATTAGCCATATTGTTTGAAACCCAAGTTGGGTCCGTAAATGGGTATGTATCTATTATTATTGGTTCGTTGGTAACATTTTTAACTAGCTGTAATAGTCCATCAGAATTAGTACTTGTTTGTGGTTCTTTACCCAAATCACTTAAACTTAAAATATTAAAAGAATTTTGAGTTATATTTTTAATGTACGGAGTAACAAAAAAATCACGAGCGTAATCTTGATATGCCCTACCCGTTCCTTGATTTGATATATTAGATAAAAATTCCTGATAATTTTGTGCAGTAATATTATAATTTTTAAGTTTTAATGATAAGAACGGTGAACTAATACCCAATCCTGTTATAATATTATTTGTTTCAGCACTAACTATTAAATTAGTTAATTGGTCTATTTGATTATTATTTGCCCTTATAAATCCAGAATAATTTGATGTTAAAAATTGCCTTTCCCATATTTCATAGAAAAACTTAATTTCTTCTTTATTAACATATGCAATACCTTCCGAAGGATATTCAATTGCATTTACGTTAATTATATTTGTAGTGTTTTGATTATCTATTGAAGGTTGTGTAATAGGTAAATTAAATCTTTGTGTAAGACCTTTCATATATTCTTCAACAAATTCAACCTCAGGCCACTTGTCATAGAGATATCCTTTAGTCAAATTAACTACTGATGGGTCAGCAATATATTTTAATTGGAATCTACCCTTTTTATCTTCTGGCGTTTCAACAAAAAATTGTGGCCAAGGATACACAGGTATTTGTCCACTAACCAATCCTTGATTAGAACTTTGAGCGTTTTCAGTAATTTTAACATTACCTTCAGTATCGGTTCCTGGTGCTGAAGACGGATTATCTAATATCGCACTTTTTCTAACTGGGTCATATTTCACATTCCACGCTTTAGTATGAACCTCATCAAGTAAACGAATGAATCCTTCGGCTGATGCCATGATTACCGCACAAATATTTCTAACGGTAGGTTTAAACCCAAGACCCGTTGTTGAGTCTTCAATCTTTTTAGCCAAATCTGCGGTTATTTCCGTTTCAAATTCCGATAATTTTTTATTGGCCTCAGTTTCCATATTAGAAAGTAGATTTTGAAAATCATCAAAAATAAAAGCCCCTGGTTTAACTAAATTACCAAACAAATTTTCAAATGTGGTGTTAGACGTGTCTTTTTCTAAAGTTGGTTTAAAACTTTTTTCTAACAATAATAAAACCGATTTAGTATCTGCAGTTGTTGGTGATAAAATTCCTGTCTGTGAAGTTGTTGTTTTAACAATGTCAATTTCAGTTGGCGGAACTTGTTTAATCATAGTATTATATGTTATACTATTTTTAATTGGAGTTTTACCATAAACACCTAATGTTGGATTAGAAGCTAATAACGCATTGAAATCAATTGTATATGCACTTAAAAAACTTTTACCCTCCTCTTTTTTTGTTGGATTATCAATAAACTCTTGTTTAAAAATATAAACCTCTTGATTAGTACCTTTTAGTATAATCGGTTTTGGGTTCATGTAGGTATTAAACCAAGAATCTTTATTACCATAAACCTCGTTATAATAATTTTTTAAAGTTTCTTTATAATTTCTAATATTTGTTAATGGTTCAATAACAACTGGAGGATATGACTTTTGAATTGTCTGTTCAAAATTTAATAACTGGTTCATTAATTGAGCCATAGTCCATTCTGGAAAATCAGGACTAAGTAATCCCTTTGCCTTATATTCACTATAAACCTCAACAATTTTTTGATACCCTCTTTCTGCTACTAATTCAGTTGTAAGATTATTAGTGGAGATTGTAGACTGCTTTCCCGATGCTTGGTATGCAGTATTCAATTGAGCTTGAGTTGTTGCGTTTCCAGCACCTTCAGGTGATGTTGGTGATTTTGAAACATTAAACGTGGTACTATACATGTGAGGAGTCGCAAATAAACTACCCATGGATATTTCATTTAAAATGTTAAACTTGTATCCAACAAACTCTAATTCAATTTGATAGTTACCACTAAAAGTATTAAATCTGGCATTAAATGTTTTAAGATTTAATTGATATCTTATAGCTTGTCCATAATAACCTTTAAGAGTTAAATAAAAAGGACAGTATGGTAAATTAAAAAAAGCTGAATATGGTGAGTTATTTCCAAGTTGGAATAACGCTCTTCCTTGAATATCTTCAAGTGTCATTGATACTTGAGGAACAAAAGATGTATTAGTTTTAACATTAATACTTGTAATACCTAATAAACCGTTATCTGTCGCCTTACCACCTGGGTCAGTTACAGTCATTTTTGAATATGGTTTAGTACCGTCTTTTGGGTCAATAATTTCTTCTTGCATTTGGTTTACCCCTAAACCATTTCTTGCATTTTTACCCGTTAGTTCATCGTAATATCCTGTTGTTAAATTTGTTTCTTCTGTAGGTCTCAAGAAATTCATTTTAGCCACAGAAATAGTTCTAATCCTATCTTCAGGGCTACCACCAACAGACAACTTAGTTCTTGGAACAACTTCCGCTTCAAGATTGGCATACATTACCAAGTTTTCGTGGTCAACCAATCTTTCACGAATATTTCCAAAAGCATCAATAGTTTTGTTTGGGTCAACTACAATAATATTATTATAATCAAACTCTACTAAAATATTACCACTATTGTCCCCTTGTACATTACCTGCCATAATAATAAAAATAATTTGCTAACGACGCTTTATAATCCTGTAATGAAGGTAGTAGAGGATAAGGAATAATCAATACCGCGCCATCATATATATAATTCTCCAAACCTCCAAACTCAGGGTTTGCTTGTAGAATTAACCAACCAAAATAGGGTGAATTATAAAATTCTTGAGAAACAACATCTAATCTACTTCTGGCAACTTTGTATATGTAAGTTTTGTCAGTAGTTTTTTGTGGAATTGGCACAAAAGGTACAACGGTCTGTTCACCGTTAATTAAAAATTCACTATATCTACTCCAATATTGATATGCCATTAGTTAAGTTTTGCTTTAGATATAAATACGTTTGCAGGTTTTTCGTCATTCCACGTTTTATTATTTGTGTTTTGGTTTTCAATCCAACCCAAACCTTTTATCAATTCTTTCTGAGCATCAGTGTTAGCCCCATCAGTATCATATGTAAACGTTCTTTTCTTTTTAAGAGTAAATGGAGTATATTTTAGGAAATCTTTTAATTTTTCTTTTTCCATATAATTTATAAACTCTTTAGTAATATTATTCTCTTCTACAAACGCGGGTTTTGCAATTTTATCCCAATAAGCATCAAACACTTCACTAATATTATCCGCACCCTTTCCTATTAATCCTGTATTACCAAGTATATTACCAATTAACGCATTTTTAAAGGTTTCATATTTTTTACTATCGGTAACATCATCAGAAACAATCATATACACTCTTCTAAACACATAACCACTATTACTATCAAATAACGAGTTAGTACTGAATGGTGTGAATACTTGTTCAACAGGAAACTTATAAGGTGTTTCAAACACTAATATACCCGTATATTTGTTGTTACTATATGTAAATTCTGTTGGTGTCCAAATAATATTGTTAAATTCAGTAATACCGCTCTTAATTTTTAATACATCATTAGTTAACTCATCTAAAGTGTTTGTCACATTTTGCGAACTAGCATCAACCTCTGGTGTTCCAGAAATAATATAAGAAACAACTTTACCATTTTTTTGTTGGTATCCATCGGTACCTGTATTAGGGTATGCTGGCACAGGATATGTTATAGTGTTTATTCTTCCAATGTATCCAATATAACTTTGTTGAACAGCAACCATACCATTAGTGATGTTGGTTATCGCATTTTGGAACGAGCTTCGTTTGTTTTTAACAAAGTTTGAATAATTTTCCTGTACTTGATTTATTAAACGATTTGTAAAATCTTTATTTTTGTCTGAAATAAATTTAATAAACCCTTCGTCCTCCCCTTTAATATCTTTAACTAATTGAGCAAATATTTCATCAGTCCTTTTTTCTAAATTATATGATTTACCAAATAAAATAGTTTCGGTATTATCTTTGGTAACTTCAAATTTACCGTTAGTATATGTTCTCTCCATCATCCATTGTTGACGAACCGCATTGTTATATTGGTTAACAGTTTCTCTATTTTTATTAACTACGTTTGTAAAATATGATTGGGTTTCTTCAACAACCTTATCCATAAATGAACTATAGTTAATTGTACCAGTTTGACCTGATTCAGTAATAACATTACTTGTTACAGTTCCAATTGGTTTATCATTATTCTGACCATTATTAGGTGTTGATTGATTAATAGTTGGTGGGGCAACGTTACTTGATGCCAACTTTAAGAATTCAGCGTCAATAACTTTATAACTTAAATCAGTAACATCGGCTCTATCATCATAGATTTCAGTGTTAGCATAATAGTTAAATGTTAATGCGTTTTGCAATTTATCGACAGATTCTTTTAATCCACTACCACCAACAAAATTAAATGTTAAAGTAACATTGGCAATCATAGGTTGAACCCCAATACCCTCAGGATTAATATCCAAGTTTTCATAGGTAATAGATAGGTTATTTGGAATTATTTTTGTGTTATAAAAATCTCCAACTCTTAATACTAATACTGGTGGTGCCCCAAAGGCGGTGTTTGTTGCGTCACTATAATCTGGTGTTGCGGCTCCATTAATTGTCTTAATAGTTGGTATTGTATCACCAGGTCTCATACATTGTTGTAGGAACGTTAATCTTGAGTTAAGACCTTCAGGAGTAATTGAGTGAAATGCTGGTTGAAAGAATTTTAGTTTGTCTCTAAGGTTGTCATAAACCATAGGGGTTTCTTCTTTAATTGTTTCAAAATAATCACATTCAGATAATAAGGCTCTTAAAACACGTTTACTAATATTATCTTTATCAACTCTTTTTTCTTCAGTAACTGTTTCAGTTGTTGTTTTGGTAACAACCCTACCCGTAAGTTCAGTTGTTTTTTTCGGTGGTGGCACTACTTTTGGAGCCTTTAATGTTGATTGTATATTAGAAATATACGCTCTTCTACAAGCCATTGCATTTGTTGTATAAATTTCTTTATTTAATGCTTGACTGTCACCATCAGTATCTCCACAAGAAACACTACTTCCTGGTACAAAAGTTTTAGTTTTATCGTCATATTTCATTACTTGAGCATTTTCACCTAACGCTGCGCCAAATTTAACAATTAAATTTTTTGTTTCAACATATTGTTTTACCCTAGTGTCACCTGTGATGTATATTGCGGCAGAATCAATTCTTCTTGTAGATAATTTATCGTTATACGCCCTTTTGGCAGCAGGTGATGTACTACTACTAATAATAATAGTTACAGTACCTTCTATTTTACCTTCAGAGTTCTTATTATCGTTAAATTGTTTAGCTAACTCATCAATTAATTTATCAATCTTATCTTTGTTTGGTGTAACCACACTATTAAAGAATGATGTTGTTTGTGCAGAAGTACTTGGTGATTTGTCTTGATAATTAGTTTTTTGTGAAATATATGGTCCATATAATTGACTAAAATTTTGATTAAGTTTTTTTGGTATATCATTATCAAAATAAAAACCAATTTGTTCGTAGTTTTTAAGTGTTGCTTCAGGAGAACCACCATTTCCAGTATCACTAGATAATTGAGGTTTTGTTTCGATTGTCTTAATAGTATATTCTAACTGTTCTCTTGTTAGTTCTTTTGATGAAATGGCTTGTTGGATATCAAATAAATCATTAGGTGATATTGTATAATATTTTTTTGCAAGTTCGTATAAATCGTATTTTCTACATCCAGCAAAAAATGAATCCAAAATACTATCAACTCTAACTTTATTTGTTTCATTAGCCAATACTTTATTAACAATAACATTTAAAACAGACGGATGGTCAACAACTATTTTCCAAACTAAACTACCACTTCTATTTGTATTCTTATAAGTGTATATTGGTTCTGGTCTTCCTATAAATTCATTGCTATTCCAGTTAGCAGTAACAGTTTCACTAAAAGTTAATCCATAAGGTGGGAACCACATAACCCTACCACCGTTAGGTCCTCTTTCACAAACAGGTAAATCAGACACCGCAAAACCTGGTGTATTTGATGTTGCCCAAGCTAAGTTCTCAATTGAGAACATATATTTTTTAGCATATGCATTATTATAACTTCCAATTATATTTGTTGAGTCTTGCCCACCTTCTTGTTTGTTTGGAGCAATGTTAAGATTATATGTCTTGTCTAATACCGAATATGAAAATCTTCTACCTTCGGTTACAATACCATCTGTTTTTTGAAGGTCGTTATATTGAAGATATGGTACGTCTTTAGTAAAAACTCTACAATATTCAGTTCCAACTTCTTGTCCAATAGAACCTGTATATTGTATAACCCTTGAACCTTTAGTTATTTCTTTATAACCGTCATGAAAAACTTTACTAACTTGGTCAATTGCATTACCAACGTGTTGTAATCTTTTACCCCCTTCAGGTTGGCTATTAATAATTCTTTGAGTGTCATCAAGAATTGAACCTTCTTTAAATTTCCTTTCTGTAGACTCTGTTGAATTATATGATGATGGTTTGAAATCTTGGTCTTGATTCATGATTTCACCACCAATACCTACGTTTTTACCAGCATTACCTTTGTATTTTGGAGACACCCATGTAAATCCACCTTCAATACCTCCCCCATTACTGTAGGTAGGTCCATTAGCACCTAAACGAATTTCTTTACTTGGACCTTCATACAATTGAGCTAACTCATGTGGACCATATACAGGTGATTGTTGTTCGTTACCAAACGCATCAACAGGTAAGGCTCTACTTGGTGAGAATACTCTTGACGGGTCAGAACTTATTGAACCAACATAAAAATTAGAGTTATTTGTTTCGGTACCTACAATAGCCCCACCTAATCTATCAAGTAATGTTCTATCGTAATTTGGCTTGTATCTGTTGTAGTTAATGTTTTTCCACAACAAAGATTTTTGTCCCGCACCAGTATTGTTATAGAATATCTGTGTACCTGTTTTACCCGCTCCTAATAAATTACTAACAAAGTTACCTACGGCAGCAAGTGGGTTTGCCAACAAAGCTTGTCCAATTGTTGTTGGTTGACCAGGATTAATATTTGGGTCAAAGTATGAACCAGGTATTAATGAAAAAGGTGTAATACTACCACCTAACCTAAGTCCAAAATCTGCAGCTGCTGTTAATGGATTTGACGGTACCGTAATTTGATAATTAGGTTCAATCAAAGGAACTCTACCTGTTAATATATTAACAAGGTTAGTACTACTGTTAACATTTAAAAAGTTTGCACGACCAATAGTTTCTCTAATAATAGCCCTACCAATTCGGTCTTCAAATTCTTTTTTAAGTGTCTTAGCACCTAATCTAGCAATAAACGAATCGGAACTTAATAAACCATTACTACCTGTTGGGTCTGGTGATAATAAAATTGATAATGGTGTATATGATGATGAATTAAAAGTACTTGGGTATGATTGATTATTATACAGATTTTTAAGTCCACCAACAAGAGGACTAGCTATTACATCAATAGTTCCAATAAAATCACCAGAATCTAACTGTTGTAAACCTCCATTACCATAAGCATTAAGTGGTTGCCATGCAGGGGCGATTGAACCAAACCCTTTTTTGGACGCAATTTGAGCCTCATCAATTAAATGAGCATCTTGTTGACCTGGACCGTATTCGCCTTGATTTGAAGTTGTATTTAAATTTCCACTAACATCGGGAACCAATTGATACCCACCATCGTTACCCCACCTATTAAGTGGATACATTTTTTGATTAGCATAAATTGGTGTATCAATTAAATTATCAGGACTATCAACTACAGAATAATCTGATTGAATAACCTCATAAGTTGTTGGAGGCGTAACTTTGGTAGGGGATTTAGCATATGGTACTAAATTCCTTGTTATAAGTTTTTTTCTAAAACCTTCTGAGCTTATATAATCTAGTGGGCTACCCATTTATACTTTTCTTAATAAATAGGTTGATGGTGTTTTTTTGTTAGACATTTATCTTTTTTCTAACTCCGTTGCTTTTTGGTTATAATATTCGTAAATCTTTCTTTTGAACTCATCTGATTCAAAAAATGTTTTAAATTGTTGTTCGCTAACACCTGCTGGAGCGTCTACCTTAATTGTAATTGTTCCACCAAAATCTACTTGTGAATTAACATTTGTTGTTTTTGTGTTTGATTCTTTAGTACTTGCGGTACTTCTTTGACCAAAAACAGAACTTCTAGATAATGGTTCTGATTTTTGAGTTCCTGTTATTGCGGAAGCTTTACTTGTTGTATTTGGACTTCTACCAACACCTGTTAAAATTTCTGAAGTGTATTTTTTGAATTCTTTTTCAATTGCACTACTACCAGTAACCTTTTTATTACTTTCTTCTAAAATATCTTTCAACGCCTCAAATCCTTTTTCTCCATAAGAACTTGCTTTACCCTTAATATCGTCTTCAAGTTTTGCTATTTTAGTTGCAAAATCCGCACTGCTAATTTTACCCGTATCTTTTTGAGTAAAAACTTCAACCATTTTTGCAATTCCGTCATTTACACTTTTTGTAATTTCAGCACTTTCAGGAACATTTTTATCTACAGCACCAGTCACCGCTCTAGTAATTCTATCAGCACCTAATACGTTACCTCTAACTAACGAAGAACCCGCAATACCATAAGTACCTTTAGCAACATTTCCTTTAAGAGATGCTTCAATATTTTTTAAAACGTCTAATTGACTTATTTGAATGTCTTCTAAAGTTTTTGGTTTTTCATCCTGTTGTTTTCTTAACGCTCTTAATTCATCATTTGTAATTTCACTTAACTTAATTCTGTCAACATCACCTGTTTTATCATTTTTTAATTGAACAACATACTCTCCGCCTTCACCCATAGTAGCCATATTCGCCAACAATTCTTTGTCTTCAGGTTTGTCAAAATTTAAAGATGGGTTAATTTTTGATACTCTCCTGTCTAAATCGGCAGCAGCTAATGCGGTTTTTGCAAGTTCTTTACTACTAATTCCTGTTACCTCGGCCAATTCTTTTAACGTCAAGATACCTTGTGGGTTTATCTTAAATGATTTTGTTTTTTCGTCAAATTCAGTGTACTGTTTTGTTGCTTTAATAATACTATCTTGTAATGCCCCTGGGTCATTAATTGAGTCGTTCATTAATTTAAATGGGTCAACTAATCCACCAATATTTACACCCAACCTTTGAAATCCTGCTGCAGCTTCAATCGCACCTTCAGGTGACATAACTTTATCCGCAAATTCAGCGGTTCTATTCATATCAAACCTTAACATTGAAGCTTGAGCTGCCATTTTTGTTAAACCTTGAACACCATCACTAAAGTTGAATCTGTTCATCAACTCCATGTTGGCGGTAACGTCTTTCATTACTGTTTTGGCATTAAGACCAACACTTTGAACATAGTCTATTGAATTTTCTAAATTTGGTCCAATTTGAGATGTTTCATACCCAACTTTGGCAAATGAATCAACTAAACTATCTGCACCAGTTCCAAGAATTGTTGATGCTGCATATAATTTACTAACTTGTTCTTCAGTTGCAAGAACATTTCTTCTAGCACCATCAGCAATTCCAATCATTGTTTGATTAACGTCAGAAATATCACCACCTAAACGAATTACTCCTGAAGCAGCTCTTGAAACTGCATCGTTCATTTCGTCTAATCTAGTTCTACCCTGTAAAAACGCATTGTTTAACTTGTCCGCTTCATCGTACATGTTACCAATTGCGTCTAATATTTCTTCAATGGGTTTCCCTAATTTTTTAAAACTTTCTTCAAGTTCTTTAGCACTACCTTTGTCTTCTGGATTACTAGTTGCCATAATTTTTAATTAGTTTTATATATAAATAGAAGAAGGACTAAATTTTATTAAATTTAGTCCTTCCTATTTTCTTCAATCCATTTATCCAACAAATATTTTCTTACAAATATTGGCATTTGAATAAAATCTTGGTATGTTATTTTCATTAAATTGTTCAGATAGTAAAATTCATCTATCTGACTTTTCCTATAATCAGAAGAAAGGACGAAAAAATTCGACCCCAAACCCAACATTAACTGTTAGTTTTTCTCCTGACGGGGCCATAATAGTTTTAGTCATATCCAATCTTGGTTCATTTTCATTCATGAAACTTCTAATAAATTTTGAATCAGCGATTGGCATTGATTCAACAAATTTTGCAATAGCTGCTTTATCGGTTGAACCATCAACTTCAATAATTTCTTTTTGCATTCTCCAAGTAATTTTTGGGACTACCCTTCCTTGAGGGTATGTGTCAGCCATTTTACCAATCTCCAAAATTTCACCATAAGTTAATGGTTTAATTTTAATTGTTGATTGTGTCTTTGGTAGATTAATTATAAAACTTCCGTCTTCATTTGGTTGTTGACCATTAACAATAGATAATTGGTCTAACATGACATTTGCTTGGAACTGTTTTTTAGTTCCAGGGTCAGTAAGGTTTAATGTTATTTCAGGTCCAAATCCTGTGTTTCTTAAGAAAATTAAGATAGCTTCAACATCTCCTTCAATAAGGTCTTCAACCCTCATATCTGGTTCATATATTTTTGCTCTTAACAAATTAAGTGTTAAATCACTTCCACCTGCCATTATAATATTTTCATCAGCAGCAGTTAAATAACCAATCTTAATTGCCTTTTTTCTGTTTTTGTAAAAAATACCTTGGGATGGTAATGGTACCACATCGTGTGGTAATGTAAAATTTTGTTGACCGTAGTCGTTTGATTGTGTATCCATATAAAAAAATTAACCGTAAAGTTTATTGCCTTACGGTTAAATATAATTAGATTTAAAAATTTTTAAATAGTATTAGTAAACTAACACACATCTATCCATTCTTAATGTTGCAGATATTGTTGCTAATCCATCGGTATTGTAAGCCAACGAATCAAAGTTAACGTCTGTTAAGAATGTTCCATAAAGAATCCATTTCTCAACAACAACTCCTGTTGGGTCCAACATTTCAAGGTCAATGTCTTTTTTGTAACCCGCAGCATAACCCATACGACCTGTTACTGATTCAGCGTGTAAACGAACCCACTCCATAAGAGCTTGAGCTGCTGACGGTCCAATAGGGTCACGGAATTTAACTGGAATTGTTTGCCATGTGAATCTACCTGCTACGTAAGTAGATGTGTTTAAAAACGGTATTTCTGTTGCAACGATTGTAATGTGTGGTCTAGCCGTTGATTCTACAAACCATTCATTGATACCCAAACTTGATGGAAACCTTAAGATAAAACGATTTTGACGTTTTGGTTCGTAAGGTATCGGCATTTTCATTAATAAATCAGCCATGTTATTTTAATTTTTTTTTTAGTTTCTTTGTTGTTTATATCTATAAATATAGTCTTGTTAAAAAATTTTTCTCTTTACTTTTAATTTGATGAGATTATTCTTTATTTATATTCCTTTTTAATTCCTCCAGCAGTAGAATAAGTCTTAACTATATTATTTCTTTTATCTTTAAAATGTTTACTCATTACTTCTACATTTTTAATATCATCATCTGAAAATCCAATACTAGGTTGCTCTGGTATAAAGTTATTAGATATATCATCTTTAATAAAAGCTCTTTTATTAAGTATACCAGATATTCCTTTTATATAAGACACAAATTCGTCCATTGCTTTAACTTTTAATTCTTCAGGGTTGGCAGCACTTCCTTCTCCAAATGTAACTGGGTGATATCTATTGAGTTCTAAATATGATTTAATTAAATCGTCATCACTCATATCTTCTTCACCGACAAACGTCCTGTATTTTTTAAGGTTTTTAATTAGTTGGTCTTTATCTATACCATTATACCCACTAACAATGTAATTGTAAACGGCTTGTTTTAATGTCTCAGGATTATGACCTCTTGCGGTTACAATTGAAAATATTGAACCATTATTAATTGCCTCTCTAAAGTCTCCAAATGCTGGACCTTCTTTTGCTCTCATTGCATCAATTAAAAAATCTTTGTCACCTGCGGTTCTAAAGTTTCTAAAAGCATCATCGGCAAGACCAACAATAGTTTCACTTTTATATTCAAAAGGTTTTTTACCCAAATCATGTCTGTATTCCGCAAAATCATCAGTACTCATACCAACTTCATCACCGTCTTCAGTCTTTAACATTATCTTTGTTGGCATATGAACAATGTTGTCATCCCAATCAAAAGCATAATATTTCATGTCTGGAGTACCCTCACCTTTGAAACCTTCTTTAATTTGTTTTCTCATACTTTGGCAATTAGGGGATACATAACGTACCCCCATAAATTTTTATTAAATGTTTTCAAACGAAGCTCCTGTTGGAGTAATAAAGAACTCAATGTCAATGAATTCTAAAGCCTTCGTTGGTTTTAAGTAGATTTTACCTACAAGTCTGTTAGCATCTAAATCTTCAGGTGTTGAAGATACAGTTACACGGAAATCGTATAAACCTCTATCTCTTCTGATTGAGTCTAAGATAGGATTAACACTATC